TCCATAGCTGGGGCAAGATCCTTTTTTAAAGGCAACAAAACCGCGACGGAAAAGGAACTGACTCGATTGTTCGAAGCAGATGTTTTTAAAACGTCTTTTGATGATGACTTTCTTGCAGCCAACGGGCTAACCCTTGTGGATGGGGCAATTAAAGTGGGAGCCAAGGTAACGTCTGCCGCTGCGCAGAAGGCCCAAGAAGGTTTTCTTTCTCAGTATGCTGCCAAAGGCCGAGCAAAACTAGGTGGTGGCCGTGTGGCTCGGGACCGTTTAGAGACTGGAATGTTTATTTCGAGAGAAGATGTGGTCAAGCCTCTTCGTGAGTTGATGGGTGAAATCACCGACCCCAAACAAGCGTACATTGCTACCGTAGCAGACCTGGCCCAGTTCAATGCAGTGGATGATTACTTTGGGACGATTGCTGCCCTAGCAAAGCAGGACCAAGGTGTCGGAAGGTTGTTCGTTGACCCCTCTAAGATCAACCCCCAACAGCAGGATGCTTTGTTGCAACAAGGCTACGTTCGTCTTGGGTCTGACGACGCGCCAAGTATGGTTAAGGCTGGGACGGGGGATCGGAGTTCTGCAGAGAAGTTGGTTGACTCCCAAGGCTGGGGTAATTTATCCGGTTATCTAGTTCCCCAGTCCACGTACAAAGATCTGACCAACGCCGTTTTAGCGGAAGACAGCTTCGGCGCGTTGATAACCAGAGGCGTTATAGGAACTTTTCTGAAAGGCAAGGGTATTTCGCAGTACAGCAAAACCGTTCTGTCCCCGATCACACAAGTTCGCAACTTTACCACGGCTATTAGTTTTGCCCTTGCCAACGGGAATGTCCCGATGATTGGCAGAGGGGGCAGTCTTCGCGACTCCGCTAAACTGGTGTTCTCCAACATCACCAGCAAAGGCTCGGACGAAGTCTTCGCTGACTTAGCTGACTCGCAAGTGCGCGGTGTTCTAGGCACAAACGCAGAGCTAAGAGAGATTCAAGACACACTGAGCAAAGGTGTTGATGTCACGGCTCGTGGGCCAAGTAACTTCACCGAAGCTGTTTTGGGGGAGAAAGTGGGCGGAGCTCTCAAGAGAGCTACGAAGCCTTTAGAGGACATTTACCAAGCGTCGGATGATTTTTGGAAATACTTTAACTACAACGCAGAGCAGGCCAAACTCCGCAACGCTTTCGGCAACGTATCCGACGAACAAGCGATCGCATATCTCACTAAGGGCCGTCCTCTGAAGGAGAACCAACGCCTCTTGAGCAGAGACGAACTGATGAATGATCTTATCAAAGATCGGGCCGCGCAAATAGTACGAGACACTGTCCCGAACTACAGCAAAGCGGGATCAGAGTTGGTTCGCTTTGGGCGAAAGCTCCCTGTCGGTAGTTTCATCACATTTCCTGCCGAGATGTACCGCACAAGTTTTAATATCGTCCGGCAATCAATAGACGACATGGCTTCAGACATCCCTGCCATACAAGCTCGTGGTAGGCAGCGTATGATTGGCTTCACTTCGGTTGCAGTAGTAGCCCCTTTGGCGGCGTTAGACCTAGGCTCCGCAATCAGCGGCGTCCCCAAAGAAGTTATGGAGGCATACAAGCGTTCGTTCAGTGCTCCTTGGGAAAAGGGCGCAGTCCTTGTTCCTGTAGGTCAGGACGAAGACAACAACGTCAAGTATTTTAATTTTAGCACTTCCAACCCTTACGACACATTGTTTAGATTTGCTAATCGAGCGGTAACAACGGCGGACAAAGCCGTTTCTGAGGGGCAATCCGTGGACAAAGTGTTTATGGACACTGTAGTCGCAACTATAGGCGAAGTTTTTGCTCCATTCATGGACGAATCTATGATCACCGAGGCGTTGTTGGACATTTCTGTTCGGGGTGGAAAAACCTCTACGGGATCTGAAGTCTTCAATCCTCAAGAAGATTCCGGAACAAAAGGTATGAAGATGTTCAACCACGTTTTGAACACACTGCTTCCAAGCCTGATTCCGGTAAATGTTTCCAGTGGGGAAATCGAGCCGAGCAGATTTGCCCGCGGTGTAGTTGGCTCCATGTTTCCCGAAATCATCAACCCTAAAGATAAGTTAAACCGAGAGAGAACCCTGACTGAAGAAGTGTTTCGTCAGTTCTCGGGTGTGACCCCGTTAGAGTTCAACCCCATCAAGAACCTTGGGTACGCCGCCGGGCGACTCAATCGAGCGCAGGGTGACGCCAAAAGAATTTTCAATCGTCGAGCGGATGACGCCAACGCGACGGCGCAGTCTTTGTTCGAGGCCTTTGTCGAAGCGAACGAGGCAAAGCTCCGAGTTGACCGTTCATACTATCAGATGGTCCAAGACCTTCAAACAATGGGTCTCTCCACTTCAGAGATTAGACGTCAGTTAAAAAAAGAAAACATCAGCGGTGCGCGGGACATCCTTCGTGGGAAGTTCGAGCCCTTTGCTCTGTCTGACCAGAACAAAAAAGACATGCGGGAGACCGGGGTTTACTCAGACTTTCCGCGGCAAGCGTACAATGAGTACAGAAACTCTCTGAGGAACCTTCCCTTAGATGAACCCGCGGATATTGAGGCTCCTTCGGGATCGTCGACAGCACCCGCTCCGTTCCTTGCGGAGCAGCAGGGTCAACTTCCGTCCGCTCCGTTCCTTGCGCAACCGCAACCGCAGGCTACTGCGCCACAACCTGCCGCGGATGCAGTCAGCGGTGGTGCTAGTAACCTGATCGACCGTGCTCGGTCCTTGGCCCCCGGTCTTTTGGGTGACCGGAAGAACCAAGATATTATCGATCGTCAACAACAGAAATAGTTACTCCAACGCCGCCAAACATGCGGATCATCTCGTCTGCGGACTGCTCAATCTCGTCCACGATTTCTGCATCTCCGGTCATCGCGGCCAAGGTCACCGCGTCATTTACGAAATCCAGCAGAGACCTCACTTGGAGGGTGTGCATATCTTTTAGGCCCAGTGTTGTCATGTTCTCGATATCTAAACTCATTCGATTTCTCCCCAATCATTTTGTACATCTACGTCGATCTTAGAAGGGATCGATAGTTTAATCCCCGTCTCCATAATCTCCTTAATCCGAGCGGTTTGCTCGGGGCTATCTATGTTAAAACATAGTTCGTCGTGTACTGTCAGCATAGGCGTATACCCCTCGTTATAGCAATCCAGCATGGCCTTCTTTGTTTGGTCGGCCGCTGACCCCTGAATTAGCTTGTTCAGGGCCTTATACGTGAAGGCGCGTCGTATGCCCCTACCATTGGGCCCACCGTACTCTTTCATGGCCTCGTCGTGGGGCAGTGGCTTGCCTGCGCCAAAGGTGGTCGGCTCCCATAGGTGGAAGCGGCCCTTGCGTCCTAGCAGTGTGCGGATCTGACCGTTCTTTGTGGCCTGCTTGCTGGCAATATCGGCCAACCCTTTAACAAATGGAACCTTCAAGTGGTGCCTCGCGATCAGATCCTTGGCGTCTTCCTTGGAAATGCCCAGCTGATCCGCCAGTTTTGCCACACCCATGCCGTACATAATACCGAGGTTCACGGTCTTGGCTTCCTTGCGGGTGATGCCCGCCAAGTCCGCCACCATTTGGTGGAGGTCAACGTCGCCATTATTAAACTCCTCCACAATATCATCGATAACAGGGTGTCGAAGAGCAGGCGGAACCAGTGACGCGTAGTGAACCAGTAGCCGCGGTTCTTGGCTCGAGTAGTCAAACGATCCCCACTTGCAGCCCTCTTCGGGGATGAACAGTCCACGGATCAGCTTCTTGATGTCTGGATCTCGTGCAGGCATTGTTTGGAGTGGTGGGTTGGACGAAGCGAACCGTCCGGTGACAGTCCCGCCCTCGTCTCTACGTGTGGAGTGAAGCTCGGTGTGAACACGCCCGTTGTGCACATGGCGCAGGATATTATCAATAAACGTGTTCCCAGCCTTGTCGAACTCACGCAGCTTAACCAGGACCTGTGCGATCTCGGCAGGATGCTCGCTGAGGAATGGCTTGGTAAAGGATGGTGCCCCCTTCTCGGTCCTCGGATACTCGAAGCCGAGCTTGTCAAACATCTTCTGGATGGATGCGGAGGCCCAGATATCCACCTCCATGCCCGCTTGCTTCTCAAGGGTTCCTCGCAGGGACTTCATCTGATCACGAAGGAGCTTCTTGTTGCGCTCTGCCTTCTCGACATCAACACGGACACCCTTGGTGCGCATGTCCAAGATGCAGGGGATTAACCCTGTCTCGAGGTTCCAGACGTCCCATAGTTCTTCTTTATCAATCAGGATCTTCAGGGATTTCCACAGGGCCAGAGTAGCCACAGCGTCCATCTCCGCGTACCCACCAACGAACTTAGGCGGGAGCTTGTACATCTCTGACTTGGGGTTCAGCCCGCGCTCAAGCGCAGCAGCCTTCAGCAACTTCTCGTCCTTGCGGATTCCAGCATAGTCACGGGCCATCGCATCGAGGCCAAAGGACCAACGGTTCTCGTCAACCAAAGCCCCCGTAACCATCGTGTCGATGATGCGCCCCTTGATCTCTACGCCCTCGGCTCTCATCCAGCCCGCATCGTAGGTCGCATTGTGCATGATCACGTCCATGCTGGGGATAGACATCTGCTTCTTCAACCACTTCATCGTGATCCGTGGATCGAGGTTGTGCCCGTTCTCGTGGCGGATAGGGAAGTACCCTTTGTATTCCCCCGCTGCCACGGCGATGCCAATGATGTGCCCATCGTTACGCGCCCAGCCTGGGCCCAGTGTCAAAAGATTTGGGTCCTTGGTTTCCAGATCGACGGCCACTTCTTTATACGCTGTTAGATCAGGATACTCAGTAGGGATGTTCCAGTCATCCTCAATGATGTTCATCTCACCCTTCATCTGAAAGTTCAGGTCGCTGTGCTCGCTTCCCTCGGCGGAGAAAAGATTGTTCTGGGTCATGGGCTGTCCTCCTTTGCTGTAATCGTGTGCTTTTGCAAAACATCGCCGTAGACTAGACGCCCATAAAGCGAGCCGCTGGGGAACAATGAAACCGATCCGCAACAAAATCCGGCAGCGTCGTACAACTCAAAGCCCTTTTCGTCGTCTAGCTCGAAAGGACAAAGCTCGACGGGTGGGCCAACTTTAACTGCCATCAGAAGTCTCCTTTGGATTGCATTTATTGTATTCCCTGACACCGCGTATCAGAACCAAGGCTATTGGCGCTACGATTAGCATTCCACCGAGGAGGATGTGTCCGAGAATTAGAAGGCTCGCAGCGCCGAAAACCCAAGCCATCCCTGCGAATAAAGGGATGGCCAGCGCAACAACAGAAAGTAGAGGGCTACCATGCTGTTCAATAGCCCAGGTCCAGAAATCGAAAAAGCGTTCCATCTACTCGTCCTCCTTAAACATAGCGATCATCCTTGCCATTGTCCTCTGTCTCGAATGACATGAGAAACACTATGCAGCAGGCCGCGTGTGCGAGGTGTGACATCCCCGTCTCCTCGTCTAGGCTCTCGCCATCCCAGAATGCGAGCATGTGTCTCTGAGCCGCCGCATATACACGCGAATAAGCAAGCCCGCCATTGTCTCTCCAGTTGTGGTCCGAGTATTTCCCTGCGCCGTAGGCTAGAACCGCAGCAATATCCTTAATTGCCTGCGGTGGGATCAGGTCGATACGGGCCTTGTGTTCGTCAAATTTAATAGGTGTAGGCATTGATAGCCTCCTTGGCTTTGGCTTCTTCGTATACGTCAAGCACCAGTTCAGACACGTATTCGGCAACAGTTGCGCAGCCGCATTTCTCCGCTTCATCAAAGAGCCATCGTGCTTGCTCCACGGACACTGCTCCTTTGACCTGCTTGAATGAACCCCACGTCAGAGAAGACGCGTTGACTACTGTGCTCATGGTCTTGACTCGGGGCTTACAGTCGCCGCTGGATCGACCTCTGCATATGGTCATTATGACGACCTTTCTGTTGACCCCCGTCAGCCTTTCTATTTCTTGTGTTGACTTACCATCATTGGACAGTTGCCAAATGATTCTTGTCATCGGTTTGAGTTTGCGTCTGTCGGTCATAGCGAATACCTATACTTGTTGTCTGATTGCAGGATGTAGAGATTGTGTCGTGCTCGAGTAACGCCGACATAAAACGCACGGTGCTCATCGTCAGGAAACTTGCTCTGTTCACAGGACTTGGTGGAGGCCGTCCACACCACGCAGTTGTCATCCTCCCCACCCTTCATAGCATGAAACGTGGATACCTTGATACGTGGCACAGACAGGAGGTCCTCGCCCCGACGAAAGATGGCGTCGATGTACTCTCGCTCTCCTCGAGCAACATTCAACGCATCAAATGCACGGGTAGATGCATCTTTCAGCAAACCGTAATCCTTGATCAGGGTGTTCATATCAAGCGTGTCTTCCTCGGCCAGAACATCTAGCAGCTGCATGGCCCCTCTTCGAACGACTGCATCCTTGCCCTGCTTCCTTACGCCCTTATATAGAGCCTTGATCTGTGGAACACCGACGGCCTTGTCTTGGCACAGAGTGTCCCAGGTCATCAGGTTCGCCACCAGTTCCTCAGAGATGCTCGACCTGCCGTTGCGGGAGAACTTGTATCCAGAAGACCGGAGAAAGTTTGCCATCTCCGAAACGTATCCGTTGGTCCGAGCCATCAGTGTGAACGACCCCTCGTGCAGTGGGATCTCGGACAGGTAGTTGACGTATTCAACCTTGCCCTCTTCCTCCCGAGAGGTAAATATCTTCTCGTGTCGGGCACTGATCCGCTTGGATATCTTGTTGGCCAATCTGTGTACGGCCTTGGGAATGCGGTAGGACTGGGTCAACACTTCGATGTTATCGGAACTTCTGTTGAACAGCTGCACGTCCACACCTGTCCATCGGTGAATGGCTTGGTCGTCATCACCAGCGATCCACACGTTGTCTGCCGACGCAGCAATCTTCTTGGCCATCTCCCACTGCAGCGGGGTGAAGTCTTGGGCCTCGTCAATAAATAGATAGTCTAGATTTGGCGCTTCCCCGTGATTGATGTACTGCTCGATCATATCCACAAAGTCATACTTGTCCGTCGCTGCTTTGTACTCAGCCAACTGCCCAGACATCTGTTTGAGCTTGGCAAAGAAAAGGTTCCAATCAGCGCCTTCGTTGTACTCCTGCTCAATGTCAATCATGCGCAGACGCGCACGGCTGTCCATCTGCAGGTAACGCGCCCCTGATCCACCAATCGTGGGCAGGGTGACGCCGCCATCGATCGACGTGAAGTCCTTGCCCTCAAACGTCAGGCCAATCTCGCGGCCGATGTGATCATAATCCTCTGGCCCCATGATGTCTGTGTTCTTGAGCCCAAGTCCGTGGAACCCGAAGGCATGGCTGGTCTTCATGAACGGGAAGTCTTTGGCCTGCAGATTGAACTCCGCGCAGGACCGAGAGATCATCTCCTCGATAGCCTTGCGGGTGAACGAGATGACGCCGATGCGAGACGGGTGTGTCCCAGCCTGAAGTGCAGCCTTGATCTCTTGGATCAAACGGTAGGTCTTACCGCAGCCTGGTGGGCCAAGAAGAAGTTTTGAATTAGGAATCATAGTCTTTGCCTCTCGGTCTGGAGTTAACCCACTCTTCGATCTCGGTCAGAACCCATCGGCTGGCTGATCTCTTGTTGTGCTCAGAGCCAAGGACAATCGGCAGTGGAAACGATTCATCTGTCTGCGCGAGTTTGTAGACGTACGACGTGGAAACACCGAGGAGTTCTGCTACTTCAGATACCCGCATCAGTTTGTTAGAATGGGATGTCATTTGAAATCTCCTTGACAGGTAGTTCTATTTCGTCATCTTCGAATGCGGGGATAATCCAACAGCGCAGCGTTGACTTGATCTCACCGCCTTTGGTTGGCTTCATAATATTCTGGACCCCTGTGTCACCACCAATATCACGGATCATCTGCATGATCTGACCTCGGGTCAGTGAACTAAACCTCCGGTGGTGCAGGTATTCCAGCAACCCCTCCATCTTGAACTTAGTAAAGCCGCCATCGGTCCACGGTTTACCCATGCCGATCTCCTCGGGGGACATAGCCCTGACGTGGCTGGTGCAATAGCCCCGCAGATGATCTTCGAACTGTCCCGAGATGGTTAACTCTGGGGGCACATTTAGGAACGTAGCTCCTTGCATCAGGCTGTTGACCAGCTGCTGCCACTTTTGCGCCTTCATTGTCGGAGGCATCGTGTTCTTCTGGTCCATGCATGCCCGCTGAAACAAAGTCTGGTTCTGCAGCTGCTCCGTGCTCAACTGGATCCGTTCGCCGTCGACGTCCATGAAAAACAACCGAGGCTCTGAGAGCATGATCGTAAGGCCACCGATAGACGTCGCGTCTGGTCCATCACTGCCAATCCCATACTTTCTCGTGGCACAGATCGCCGGATCGCAATAGCTGCGCATCGGTTCTTCTTTGCATGTGTACAGGTATTCTTTCTTCTCATGCTGCTTTCCAAGGTTGACCATCTCGGTGGATGGCAGCGGCGGGCTGGACAGAGTACGGTTGTATCCCTCGAACTCTTTCTGCCAGTCGTCAGGACTCTTCATCTTGCAGTACCGAGCCACGTTGAACAGGGTGTTGTTGCGGAACTCACTGATAGGCCCGTCCGAGAACAGGTGTTCAAGGCACGGTGGTCCGTCGGTGAAGTGCTTGCGGGGCTTGGACAGGCGCATGCCTTCTAGGTCGGACAGGGACACACGGGCCTTGTCGACCGCATCCAAGAACTCATCCAGTTCTTGGGCCTCGCACTTATCGTTGAAGGCATATCGCTGCGGTAACTCTGCATTAAAGTAAGGCATGTTGATGAAGTTGCCCACATCTCCGCGCTCCGTGATGATCGTGTCTTGCTTCGGGAATACTTCGCAGCCGCTGTAACCCAGCGCGATAGACATCTCGGTCAGATAGTCGCGGACATCGGCCGCCTGTTCCCAGTCCTTCATGAAGACGTACAGGTGTGCCCCGCCAGACTTTGATCGACAGTGGACCAGAGGCAGCTTCATCTTCTGTATCTTCGCCTGGAGCTCGTTGTGGTTCAGATCATAGACATCGATGTCCAGTGCTCCGAACTGGCACTTGTTCTCTTCGGTAATTGGGATCGCACCAACGCCTTGCTTCCCATCGATGTGCGACTGAACGAGGCTCTCGGTCAGAGTCTCTCGAACAATCATGCTTTTTGCATCTGCTTTGCCGTTCCGTCCGATACGACCGACAGTGGTCGTTCCGTACGCAGCTTTTGCGCCAGCGAAAACTGCAAGCAGTCTCTTTGCCTGTGTCATGAAATGCTCCTCAGTGAAAGTTGGGAGTGGCTTGGGGACCACTCCCTAGGCTGCTTAAAACGGGATGTCGTCATCCGGTTCAACAGAGGAGGCTGGTGGGGCAGCCGTCTCTGATGCAGCTTTCACTTCTCCTGCGACAACGCTGTCGCGGAAAGTCTTGGCCTCGAGCATAAGCTCGCGGCTATCTACAAGTCCCACCTTATCAACGGAAGGTGAAAACCATGTGCCTTGGTCATTGCTTTCTTCGACAGTGGTGATTTTCCAAACTGTCGCAAACAATGGTGGAGTAATCATTGCCCCCGTCTTTGGGTGCTTGATCTTCTGCATGGCAATCTGTGTCTTCCAGCGACGGCTGACCTTCAGCTGCGTGGACTTCATGTCGATGACCGCTGGTTGGTAGGCACCGTCCCCACTTAGCACCAAGCAGAAGTGCTGGTCAGATTTGACAAGCTCATTGCCATGCGGAAGGATTTCCTTTGAGCCAACGCGCTCGGTGCGCTGCAGGATTGGATCGGTAACGTTGATCTCGCCTTTAAATCCGCCCCCTTGATCACGAGGTACGAACTCAAGATACTTTGTAGTCTGGAAGCAAGGGACGATACTCGCACCTTCCTCGCCCTTCCAGACCTCTCCAGTCACAGTGTTGTACAGGTCACCCTGCTCCGCGCCTGGAATGAACTCAGGCTTCTTCTTGTTTAGCTGTGGAGACAGTGCCTGCAGCGCCCGAACAAACGGGATCAGCATTTCGTCCGAGTCGAAGGAAGTACCCTCCCCCGCGAACTCCATGATATCGTCCATTAAGTCTGTGCTTAACTCTGCCTTTTTATTCTCTGCTACTGCGGTGCTCATGATGCTTTCCTTTTCAGAACTGCGGTGTTTGATACGAACGCCCCGAACAAGTCGAGGTCGATGGGTTTGCCGTCAACAAGACGTTCTTTAATGAACGCCTTCAGTGTGGACGGGTGGACGTGGGTCTTAGTTGTCGGGTCAAAACCACGCTCTCGCAGGATGCCGATGACATCTCCAGCAAGATTGTCTTGTCCCTTGCCAAAGGAGCAGGTGACGTCGTTCTTGATGATGTCGTCTAGGTTATTGTCCCGAAGCCAGTCAAACGCCTGCTCTCGGTTGGCAACAGGGATTGAAGCGGCAACAATCATCTTCCGCTCCACAGACATGCCGTCCACATCCAGACGCTCCACGCCCATCTCATCCATCAAGGCTGGGATGTTCTCAACAGAGAGTTTGTGTTTCTCCTGCTTCAGT